ACAAAATCTTTTTATACTTTTCTTTCTTGTACCCCCTAATAATGAGGGGTTCATCTACATCTGATTCAGAATCTGAAGTGTCTTCACCAACCTTGAATGATTTATATTCTGAATCAGTCCAACCCTCTGGACCCTCTGGACCCTCTGGACCCTCTGGACCCTCAGCCTCATGCAAGGTGTTCATTACTATCAATAGCATTTTTTACCATGCGTTCTGACGGATTGGTGGGTACCCAACTCTCCCACGCATCATAGGCTTCCGTGATGGCCTTCATCGCGACATTCGAACCCTGATATGGCTCGAATGCATCTTCATCCTCCTCATCAACTATTTCTATGTCGTCTATATCCGAACCATCACTATCGTAAATTTCAGGAAAGTAGGAACCAATTTTATCACCTATAGTGTGCATCGCACAATATTTCATACAATATTCCATATCCTTGGCGAGGATTGTTGAGCGCCCACAGGCTCGTGCGTAGTGTCCTGACAACATGACTGCATTTTCAAAAACTGGTGTGATAATATTAATCGCCGCCGAAGAGAAGTCGTGCGGTTCCATGTTCAATTCTTAAGATGTTATAACTAAGCGCGTAAACTCTAAGTTCCCTTTGCCCCGCGTAATCATTTAATGATAAATTCAAGTATTGGTCCTTCACTAGACCAAAGTTTATCTGCCCAGTAGGATACCACCTCTCTGGTTCTAATGCGAAACTATACGAATAAAATCTTCTAAAAAGTTGAGTTCTCGAATGATGAATACCACTCTGAACTGCTCTGAGATGAATAACATTCCCAGTCATTTCATTGAGAGTTATATTTTCATCTAAACGTATCTGCAAATTGTTTAGATGTTCATAATTTATATATTTTGTCCCATTTATTTGACTATCATGATCATAATCAAATGTAGATACAGTGGAACCAGTTCTTTGGATGATAAAATACAGTTCTTTCACCGGATGTTTAAACTCTAGTTTTTGTATATGTGAAGTCCCGGGTGGTATGTATGACGTGTCACTCTGCACTTGTGTAACTATAAAATCAGTCGATTGTTCCTGATATTTTATCCTTTCAGGTTCTTCGAGGGCTACGAGTTCAGTCTGTATCGTAAAACTTTTAATCAATCCGAGTTGTGTAGACTTGATTACATTTATAGACCATTCATACTCCTCACCATCATTTATATACGATTGATATATACATTTATCTATCGGACTTAATTGTACAACGATTTCACATTCTTGTTTTCCGATCGCGCATAATGGTATAGCCAGGGATGGATTATTATGAAAATAAAAAGGTACATCTATGATACACGTTCGTTCTTCTATGGCTGCACCTAAATAGCCTAGTATACCAAAACTCTGCACAGGTGTACCAGACAATTCGGATGGTGGTTTACCGATGAGTTTTTCGAGATTTACTTGTTTCGTCTGTGTGATGTAATGTTCTGAATATATCTGCATGTAATCGCGTGTGACTCGCTGCACAAGCTTACCCCCTATGTTAATATCGACGTGTTCTATCATAGCATGTCCGATAGATTCGGCGTATCCCTTCACAAAAAAAGGGTCACTAGGTTGGTCGATAGCTCCGAGTTTTACATGGAGTCTGACAGTTTTCATGAGGTCCCCCGTGTTTTGAGGGATGGTGCACCGGAGGGTACTTCCAAACTCAATCTCTCCCGTGACATCATGATCCACCGTGTACACTGCGAAGTTTGTATGCTTTTTAAAGTTTTTGATGAAATATGTATACTCTGGGTTGTCCGTGAAGAACACGTCCTGTGTTCCCCTCGTAGCGAGCTGTACACGCCCAGCCATTACTACTAGTACCCTCTAAAATTTTAAACCCGCTAATCCACTCTCTATTCTCAACACATTGTAATTAAGGGCATACACGTTTACAAATATATCATTCAATGTATCTACTTCATTAAGTTCCACTGAAAGTTTTTTATGGATGATCCGACTCATGTTCACTTGACCTGTTGGGTAATAGACTTCAGGTTTCAATGCGAAAGAATATGTATAAAATTCATAGGCTGGGGACGGACAACCCGTGTGGTACTGTAAAGATTGTTGATACGCGAGGTGTGTTCTACCGTGGTCAAAAACTTTACTACCGTTGAAATCGAGTGATATATTTTTTATAGATCTCGTATCAGATCTAATATTTATTTTTTCGGAAAGATAAAGTGTATTATCACTTTCTGCGACTATACCACCAAGTATATCTGGCCCCCCACCATCTTGTGGTGTCAAATTTCTTTCTTGTAATGTCGCCATAAATAATAATTCCTTCACTGGGTGTTGGAAATTTAGCATCACTGAGCGAGATGCATTGTTGGGTTCAAATGGTATCGTAGCAATCTGTAACTGTGTGATGACATATTCAACTGGTCTCGTACGTAAAAAACTCTTTTCATTATCAGTGATGAAGAAGTAATCCGTGACGAGAGAAGCACTATTAATAGAACCATCGTTCGTCGGTTGCACTGACCACGTCGGACTATCTTCAAATTCTTTTATGTATGAATAACTTATTTTGTAATCGGACGGTTTGAAAGTTATTCGAACTTCGACGAGCTGCTTCGTGATGGCACACATCGGTATAGCTAGACTTGGATTTCTGAAAAAATAAAAAGGTAAATTGACATAGAATGTATACGGGTCTGAAAATTGAATATGATTTCCATGTCCAGTCATAAAGTATAACGTTTGGGTAGTATCATCTTTGTTATTGTATAACTGGTCATACATATAAATATATTCACCCGTTAATCTTTCAATCACCTGTCCACCTATGATAAGGTCTGCATGTTCAATTATTCTAGAACCAGCGGTTGTATTGTAAACGTTTGATACAAGGGGGGTATCGGATGCTGGGAGGGGGTCGAGAGTCACTTTGAGCATCATGCTTCTCACGAGGTCACCCGTGTCGTTGGGTATCCTGCACGTCAGGGTCTCTCCAAAGCCAACTCGACCGTCGAAGGGTGATTCCACAGCCTCTGTGGCGAAGCGGGTGTGTCTCCTATAATTCATGATGAAATATGAAAACTGTGGTTCCCCAGTGAGCCATTGGTCCTGGATGCCAGTGACAGCGAGCCTCACGCGGCCAGCCATTCTTATTACATGTGAGTAAAATATTATGAAATAAAACGGGGCATTATTATAGATGGATTTAAAGTTGCGAAAATTTAATCCCGCGAATATTGCTGATGACAGGGTGTGTGTTTTTGTTGGAAAACGGAACACTGGAAAATCAACTCTCGTCACAGATATTCTGTATCACAAAAAACATTTGCCAGCTGGGATTGTCCTATCAGCGACAGAAGAAGGTAATCATTATTACCAACAGTACATCCCTGACCTGTTCATTTACGGTGATTATGACAAAGATGCTATAGAACGTGTGATGGACCGTCAGAGGAAATTGGTGGGTGCGGGAAAACCAAATTGTGGCGCCTTCCTTCTACTCGACGATTGTATGTATGATAACAAGTTCATGAGAGACACGTGCATCAGGCAGTGTTTCATGAACGGGAGACATTGGAAGATTTTCTTCATGCTCACCATGCAGTATTGTATGGACCTCCCACCAGCCCTTCGTGCCAATGTAGATTATGTGTTTATCCTCAGAGAGAATATCATTCAGAATAGAGAAAAATTGTACAAATCTTTCTTCGGTATCTTCCCATCCTTCGATATGTTCAATAAAGTCATGGACGCCTGCACAGAGAATTATGAATGTATTGTGTTGGATAATACTTCAAAAAGTAATAAAATTGAAGACTGTGTTTTCTGGTACAAGGCAACCATCAGGAAAAACTTCAAAGTGGGTGCACCAGAATATTGGCAGGCGCATAAGAAAATGTTCAACCCCAAGGGGAACACTTCCCTGAGTTCTAAAAACGCAAGAGGAAAATCAACCCAAGTAAAGATTACAAAACAAAAATAATAAATATGTCTCATCTTCAAACAATTCATAAAGGTTCTTCGATAGCCCGGGATGTCTGTATACAGTCTGAAAAAACACTGCATGATGTCATGAATCATTTTAAAACGTTTTGTCATGACCTCGTGGTAGAAGTGAATGGAACGTTCCATTGGGAAAAACGTATTTTATTCTCGCAAAGTGGTACCTTCATAAGTCCTGATGGGGGGGTATTCTACGTGACACTCGACGATACGAAATACTGTTTCCTCATCATTGAAGATAAATATCAGGGTACGAATGATAAAAGATTTTCGGAGAATCTTCCTAAACAATCGACAGGTAATGCTATCGAGAGGGTGTTTAAAAATGTAAATGCTTCGTGGCACCTCTTCAAGAATCTCACCGTTTCACCTTATCTCGTGTTTGTGGCTGGGTGTGATTTTCATAGTAGTGAATCAATCATCCATAGGATAGGTCCCATATCAAACTTTGGGAGGGAAACAATCACGTGGGAGATGAAACCCAATGAACCCCCCTTCAACCCCGAGGATATGGTGAAGCGCATCGATATCACGAGAGGTGCACACGAACCCTGTCACGCAACATTCTGTGTCAAGACTCATAAATATGATGCGTTTCCACACAAGAGTTCCATCTGGACCCCTGAAGAAAGATTGTACATTATGAAACACGTGGCTCGAGAATCACTTAAGGAAATAGTCAGCTACCATAGTAGCTATGGAAAGGTATGTACACCAGCCCATGATAACATACATAGGTAATAAAAGAAAGTTGGTCGGTGTCATTGAAAAGGTTGTCAAGCGCTTACAACCAAAGACGTGTGTCGATGCCTTTTCGGGTTCGGGGGTGGTGTCACGAACTTTACTCACTTCGTGCGATACATTGTACGTGAATGATTTGGAAAGATATTGTGAGGTACTATCCCAATGTTTCTTGAAAACACCTACGGACCCTGAGAGAGAATATATTAAAAAACATTTGGAAAACATGAACGCATGTCCCGGGGTGGAAGGATTCTTTTCTGAATTGTACGCACCGAGAGATTCTTCAGCTATTCAAGAAGGAGAGCGATGTTTTTTCACAAAAGAAAATGCAAATCGTATCGATGGAATGTTGGCGTACATAGATGCGCACGTACCACCTCATTTGAAATCTTATTGTCTGGGACCTCTCGTCGTAAAGGTTAGTATTCACACGAACACATCGGGCGTTTTCAAAGGGTTTCATAAAGGTGGGTGGGGTGGTAAAGGAGGTCACGCCCTCGAGAGGATTATGAAGAAGATTGAAGTTGAATGTCCAGTGTGGCTTCCAGAGTCTAAAGAAGTCGTGGTGCACAGGAAGGATGCATGTGATTTTTTAGACACGCTTCCCCAGGTAGATCTCATTTATATAGACCCACCTTATAACCAACATCCGTACGGTTCCAATTATTTCATGTTAAACCTTGTGTGTACAAATCAAAGACCCGATACTATTTCGAAAGTCTCTGGGATACCGACCAATTGGAATAAAAGTGCTTACAATTACAAACGAACAATAAGGGAAGTCATGGAGCGCACGATACGAGTATCCACCGAAAAAGCTACGCACACCTTGGTATCTTATAATAACGAGGGATTCATCACACCCACCGAGTGGGAAGACCTTCTCGAACCCTACGAATATGAAAAAATCGAAATAGAGTACAACTGTTACAAGGGAAGTCGTAATTTGAAAGACAGAAAAAACAAAGTGACAGAGTTTCTATTTGTCATTTCTTCACCTAAGTCACTTAAAAAGTATATGAAAGTATAATTCAAACACGATGATTCCAATCAAACTTCTCGCCGACAATAATGAACTTCTCAGATTCATCGAAGAGGACCACCCAGCCCTCGATACAGATGACTTTTTGGAACGTGCGGTGATGCAAGGGTCTGAGGATGCCAAGACACTTTTGGCTATTGAAAATGCCACTGAAATTGCCAAGAGGTTTATCCAAGAATACTACGAAGATATTCTCAGAGCTATTCGTTCCGAGAGTGTCAAAAAGGAGAAGTGTATCTTTAGATGTAAAAATCTTGAAAATCTTACACCCACTGATACGGATGTAGAGTATATTCATCTCGAAGCGAATCTCGACAATGATGATGGTCACGCTATTTATATCAAGGTGAATAACGTCACGAAACAGATACAGATATACGACTCCATGGGGGAGGGTGCGTATGTACACGAGTTTGAAGATACGATTCGAGAGAGGTACCCGGGGTACAGAATACGTGACAAGTCCTTAGGGTTCCAACCCACTGGTGGTTTTACTCAGGAGACACCCGAGCAGATGAGCACCGCCATGTATATCTCAGGGGAGCCGGGGTATCTGAACCGGGCGTGGGAGGTGTCGCAGTACGATGAACTCTCTCAACATCATTTCTGTTATATAGAATCCTTCGTGGCTATGGCGTTTGATAACATTTCCATGCATCGCAGTGGTCCAGAAGACCCTAGAGAACGTCTCCGATATATAAAGAGAGTTGTGTGGGGGTTCGTGCATAAGTTTTACAAAGGGTCTAGGGAGGGACCAGTGTGGGAGTACTTTACGAAACATTTCCCGGTGTACATGACGACGCGGAACTGTGATGGGTCGATAATGCAGTTGAAGAATGATATTTTTCAGGTGCCTAAAAAGGAAACATTCATCAAACGCGTGGAACGTTTTGAAACTATAGATACGAGTGCGTGGACCATCAAAGCTATTCTCAAATGGGCTGATGCGTGTTAAGGTAGTGAGTGCGAAATCGTAGTATCTAAAAAATGTACTTTTACATAAATGTCAGACGTCAGAACATTAAATCTTTCAGATGCCGACGATGGTATGATGTCGTTGAATAATAATGACAACCCATCAACTTCTTTTGTGCCGGAAATGGTTAAAAAAAATGTGAGTGAACATAAAGATACTATGGATTCTACTCCCATCGCCGATATTATGGGCAACTCCCAGGAACCCCTCGAACCTTCTATGATGACCATGGATCCCCGCATGATGCAACAGGCGATGACTCCTCCCCCCGTCGCACCCCCCACAGCGGCTCCCACCAAGAAGACGAACCCCATGAACCTCACCGACGACCAGATGCAAGCTCTCATCGTGGCTGCTTGCACTGCCGCCGCTATCAGCAAGCCCGTTCAGGAGAAGCTCGCTGGTACCATCCCCCAATTCTTAAACGCGCAGGGTAACCGTAGTATGGTCGGCCTCGCTTCCACGGGACTCCTCGCTGGCATTGCCTTTTACATCGCTCGCAAATATGTGTAAGCCTTAGATATCTATGAAATTCTTATTTAACACAGCGTACGAAACGCCTATACCAACTACAAGGCTCCCCGCGATAGCGGCGGAGGCGTACGCTGTACCCTCGGGTTTTCTACCAAACTCTTTTAAGTTTTTCTTGAGTGACAAAGAAAAAGACGATTTCGCTCGCGCCTCTAATAACAGTGTCATGAATAAACCAGCGGCTATGACAGTAGCAATCATAGCACCCTGCGATATACTACCGACAATGTTATTCCTGGACATGAACCATATGTATAAAGGATATATTACAGTGAGCATCACGGTATTCACCCACTCGTGTGTTTCGGTGCGGATGATAATAGTACCCAAGAACATTAAGAACCACGTCGACACAGAAAGACCGATTTGAGACAACGACGGTTGTGGAATCATAGCATCCATTATATAATATAATATACATATACATATTATTATTATTTATCCATCACATGCTTCCCACAAAATGGTGTCCTCTCTGAGATGACTTCGTATATTCCTATGGAGACAGCTTCATTCCTGAGCTTTTCGAACTGCCCCCAAAAATGTTTACTGTGAGAGTATTCGTCGACTGTGCAGTGTGACAGTTCGTGAAGTAACACGTGGAATATTTCATTGACTTCCCCATCTATACACAGACCAATTTCAGCACCCTTGTTCGCATTATACCCCACGGCCCCCGACATTTTACGATGCGCGATGATAGGGATTTCTTTATATAACATCTTAAAGTCTTCATTACCAGTGGCTATCAAGTGTTCCCGGAGTACCTTGTACTTTTCCTTCACTTCTACTAATTTAGTATCCTCCTTTGTATATAAAAATATGATGATGTTAATGATGACTAACACGATCAGAGCTATCATTTTTATATACAAATATAAATTTACTGTATAACCTCGAAATTGGATTTCCCGAGAGACCTTCCCAATGTTCCATAGAAAACCCCATGTTTTCTAAATGCGTCACGAGTAAATCACGGTGTGCTAGTGGTTCGGGTCTCGGGCCATCAGCGTAGTACGGGGTATCCACCAAGTGCACGTATAACTTTTCACCAAAGTCACCGTTACTCGTCCCGCTTAGTTTGAAAAAGTTTCCTGTGGTAGTATCGTTCAAAGGTGTCCTGAATATAATTTGTTCTGAGTCGGGTATGATACCTATCAACTTCCCCCCTGGTTTCAAACGTTTTCTAATTTCATGAAGTGTATTGGTGAATATTTCACGTGTTTGGAAAATGTAGTGTAGGGAAAAGTTGTAACAGATGATATCATATTTCCTATGGGGGCATGCGAAAATATCACCGTGGTAAAAGTTCACCCGAATCTTTAGATTCTTCGCACGGTTCTTCGCCTCTTCTAGGGCTTCGGCATCTGGTTCACACATGCTTAGATTGACACGCGCGTGACGCCATTTTTGAAGATCCCCACCGAAACCACACCCTACATCGAGCACACTATCACCTTCACGCGCGATAGATGCTATGAGGTTCCGCTTTTCATCGTTGTGGAGGCGGCGTATCTCTTCCATGATGTTACTATTGTCAAAAACTTTAACTCACTTAGGTTACTTAAAGTTTAGTGGCGTATAGAAGATATAATGTCTCTTGAGCAAGATTATACCACCGTTCCTGGTCAGCTCTTCGCATGCCTATCGGTCGTCGGACCCGATGCACCGCAGAAGAATGATAAGTTTGGTATTAAGATCCGAGGCGGTTTTGCGACGCGTGAGGAGGCGGCGAACCACGCGAAACGTCTGCAGAAGGAGGATGCAACGTTTGACATTTACGTCGTTGATATGTACAAGTGGCTCCTCATCCCCCCGGACCCCAGCAAGATTGAGGATGCCCACTATACCAATGAGAAGCTCGAGGAACTCATGACCGGATACAAGGAGAACCAGGCCATGGCTGCCAAGATGTTCGATGAGCGTAAGAGGGATATGATCACCACCAAGGTTGGTGGAGAGGCCATCTTCAACAAGCCCGGAGATGAGAACTCCCAGTTTTATAATCGTCCCGATGAGCCTCCTATCAGTCACCCCGCGGAGGTTCTCGAGCGCCTCAAGCGCGAAAAGCCTGATGCATCGATGGAGGATTTGGTCAAAGAGGCTGACACCATCGTCGCTGGTGAGATTGAAGAGCGTCGCAAGCAGCGCGAAGCCAATATGGCAATCCCAGAGGGGGATGAGAACTCCACGGAGACTCAGGTTTCGGAGAACCCAGCAAATGTTGGAGAGGAAGTGACTTCCACGTAATTATACACACATCAGCATCACAGCCTATCATATCATAGGCTTTGCCTTTGTAGCTCAGTTGGTCAGAGCGTTGGTCTTGTAAACCAAAGGTCCCGTGTTCGAATCACGGCGGAGGCATCCATATTATTAAAAAAAATAAACGTTTTTATTAATAATATGTTAGTGTTACTTATATCCATACTCGTCGCTCTCGGATTATTATTAGGAATATATTTTTATGTTAAAAAAGAACAGATTATGAAAAGTGAACCCAACGCTACTGATATACTCACTGATAATTTAAAGGACCCCTTGATTACCAGTAGAGCATATTTTACCGAACCATCTACGGGTCCTATAGGAGATTTTACCGGATATTCACCCATGTCTCAGGATGACTGGTTGCATAGTTTTACCCATGAAGAATCCCAGGATGAACGCAGCAAATATGACAAGATACGCGGTTTTATCTAAGTTTGTGAATATATCGGGTTTCGA